AAATTAGAACTAGATGATGAAAAGGTTAAAAGAGATGCAGAAATTGATATGGCTAAAAATACCTTTGCAGGAATTGCAAATTTATTAGGTGAAAATTCCAAAGCAGGAAAAGCAGCAGCAGTAGCAGCAGCATTAATAAATACATATCAGGGTATTACTGCAGAGTTACAAACTAAAACAAGTACTCCTTTTGGATTTGCTTTAAAACTTGTTAATATTGCTAGTACTGCATCAATAGGATTCAAAGCAGTTAAATCAATAATGGCAACAAAAGAATCTGGTGGTGGTGCTAATGTATCAAATCCTGCAGCAGGTGTTTCAGCAGCAGGTGCAGAGCCTATACCTCCTGAATTTAGTACAGTTGGTGCTAGTGGTACTAATCAACTTGCAGATGCAATAGGTGGGCAAACACAACAACCTGTACAGGCATTTGTAGTTTCTCAAGATGTAACAACTGCTCAAAGTCTTGAGAGAAATATTATTTCTAGTGCTACAATTGGATAAATACAAAATTGAATTTTAAATACGTTATATAGATATGAAGATAATTGAGTTAATATTAGATGAAGAACAAGAAGATTCAGGAATTGAAGCAATATCAATCGTTGAATCGCCTGCAATTGAATCAGATTTTGTGGCTTTAAACTCACAAGAAATAAAACTTGCAGAAGTAGATAAAGAGAAAAAAATATTGTTAGGTGCTTTATTGATACCCAACAAACCTATAATAAGAACAGGAAATGAAGGTGATTATTACATCTTCTTTTCAAAAGATACAATTTCAAAAGCATCTCAGATGTATTTGAAAAATGGCTACCAAAACAATTCAACTCTTGAACACGATCAGGCTTTGAATGGCTTAACGCTAGTCGAGAGTTGGATAGTTGAAAGTGAAACACAAGACAAATCTAGAATGTATGGTTTAAACGTACCCGTAGGAACTTGGATGGGATCTGTAAAAGTCAATAATGAACAGATTTGGAATGAATATGTTAAAACTGGCCGAGTAAAAGGATTTTCAATCGAAGGATATTTTGCTGATAAGATGGAATCTCCAAAAGAAGCAGTAAAAGAAGAAATGTCAAAAGAAGATATATTATTAACTGAAATTAAAAATATTTTAACATCACAAGATGCAAAGAAATAATAAACAAGACATATATATAGGCAGTAGAACAAGCCCTAAAGGTAGTCAAAGAGGATGTTTATGTTGGGATACAAATACGTATTCTAGTAAGTGTTGTGATGGCTCAATGAGAGCGCAGGGAATAGGAGTTATTACAAAAACAGAGTGAAAATGCAAAATTTAAATCAATAATCGTTATATAAATAATATGAAATCAACTGAAATGATCAACCAAATCAAAACACTTCTAAACATCGAGGTAAAACTTGAAGAAATGAAATTGGAGAACGGGACTGTAGTGAGTGCCGAATCCTTTGAAAAAGGAAAAGAACTATTTATTGTTACCGACGATGAGCGTGTAGCAATGCCTGTAGGCGAGTATTTACTCGAAGATGGTAGATTAGTAGTAGTAGTAGAAGAAGGCTTAATAGACGATGTAAGAGACGTTGCTGACGATGTACCTGCTAAAGAAGAAGAAGGTGAAGAAGTAACTGAAGATCTTGCTGAAGAAGATGAATATCAAGAAGAAGAAAAAGAAATGGCAGAAGAGGATGATATGATGCGTGATATGATGGGCAGAATTCAAAACCTTGAAGATGCTATTGCTGACTTAAAAGGTGATAAAGAATCTAAAATGGAAGAAATTGAAGAAGAAATGTCAGTTGAAAAACCATTAAAGTCAAGAACAGTAAAAGAAGAATTTTCTGAAGCAGCATCAAAACCAATCAAACATAATCCAGAAGGTGCAACTAAAACTAAAAAGAGAGTTGAGTTTGCAAGAGGTAATATGGGTGCAACTGCTTTAGATAGAGTATTAAATAAATTAAATAAATAAAATAAATAAATATGGCAACTTTTAATTACACATCAAACGATGCAGAGTACAATCAAGTAGGTCAATCTTATTACACAGCAACAGGAGATATTTCTGAAGGTGATATAGGAAATGACCACAACGTAGCAACAGACGGATTAACAATCGGTATTCCAAAAATTACAACAGGGAATATAGGAATGTCAATCTTTTTTAGAAACACAGGAGCAGATGCAAATAATGATGTTGTTATCTCACCAGACGATTCTAACAAAATTTTAGGTGGAATGACTCAAGCAGCAGCAGTTTTTCACGCATCAGGAGTATTAGGAAAAGACTTAATAAACACAAAAGGAACATCTAAATTAGGTGATTGGGTAG